AAAGAAAAGCGTGTAAAAAAATTTATGATGAAACTAGGTGTAAATCTCTTCACTGGGATAAGAATACAAAGTATGGTAGACTACGTCATGAACTCCTTGACTTCATGATCATCGAAATGAAAAAAGATTTGAAAAATGGAAATCTAAAATGAAGTATTTTTTTGTATGGCTTTCGGAAAAGTATAACCATAAGTATACTGCCCCGATTGAAGCTGACAATTTCAATGAGGCTGTAGAAAAGTTCAATAAAATTCATGGAACTGACGGAGTTATCGTTGACATTCAGATTTCAATCGAATGTCAGGTTCCTTCCGGAAATGACGTCCTAGGACGTCAGAAAGGTAGTGGTGAAAATTTTTCGGAAAGGTATTGACACCTTTCCGAAAATAGTGTTAAATGTAATCTCTTTCATACAACGGCAATTAAGCCAACCAACCAAAGGAGCATAGTATGAGTGGAAAAATGATCGCTGGTGTAGTTATTGGTCTGATCGTCATGGTGACAGCCTACTTGGCCGGAACTTACATCCATTACCATAACCTCGGTGTCAGTTACGAAACGAAGCTGGAAGCGACGTGGAAGGAAAATAAGGTCACTCTGAACACTTACACGACGAAGGTCAAGGAAGTGGCTCAGGTTCCTGACATGTACCGAGATGACCTCCAGAAGGTGATTCAGTCTACTTTCGAAGGCCGTTACGGCGCTGATGGTTCGAAGGCAGTTTTCCAGTTTATCCGGGAACAGAACATGCCACTTGATCCGACTCTGTACCAGAAGATTCAGCAAGTGATGGAATCTGGTCGTAACGAGTTCCAGATGAGCCAGAAGGTACTGATCGATACGCGAGCTGCATACGAGCGCCAGCTGGGTTACTTCTGGTCAGGTCTCTGGCTGAACATTGCTGGATATCCGAAGGTTGATCTGGAGAAGTACAAGATCGTCACCCTTGCCGAAGTAGAGCAGAAGTTCGAAACTGGTCAGGATGAAGTGATCAAACTGCGGTAACTTAGAATGAGGGGTCGAAAGGCCCCTCAACTATTTTAGGAGAACGAAATGTCAGTTAAACCATTTACACCAGAAGAAGCCAGAAATCGCCAAGCCGAAAAAATTCCGGATTATGTCATCGAAGCAGTTAATGAGCTTATTGCCTCTCATGTTAGTCCGAAAGGACTTTCCGAGTTTTACATTCGAAGGAAAGAAATTGAAGAAAAAGTAATTGAGATGAAGGTAGGAGTTGATATTAAAATCTCAAGTGAAGACTTGGAAATTGAATATCTCTACGGTAAGTATGGTTGGGACGTTAGCTGGTCAGACGAATGTAATTTCCCCGGTTTCAATTTTAAAGAGAAGAAAACAAAATGAATATTGTTCAACTTGAAGGTGGAAAGGGTGTCTACTCAGGTGAAACCCTAGTAGCATGGATTCTCGAAGGAGTCAATGGAAAACTCTTTGTCAAGAAAGCTCGATCTAACGACATTGAGGTAGAAGTTCCTGATATGGTTATTGCAGAAGCAGTAGCTTTTTATTTCATCAGGGCACATGAATTTTCTCTTGACATTAATAAGATTTCGTATGATAATGGCAGCCTCTTGGTTGAGATGAGGATGCCCATCTCAACCATGGAACTAGTCATCAAGATTGAGGAGTGAAAAATGAAAGATTACCGGAACCAAATCATAATCCATGACTTAGAAGCAATGGAAGTGATGGAATGGAAGTGTAATATCATGGGAACCTTCATTCAAGGCTCTCAGAATTACATGCTTGATTATGAGGGTTCTGATGTTGATTCCATTTCACTCGCCGTGCCATCTTTCAAAAGCCTGTGCTTGGAAGAACAGAAGTTCTCTTTCACTCATGTCCGTCAAAATAATGAGCATATCGACATCAAAGATTTTCGTTTGATCTTTGGCTCTTGGCTGAAGCAGAACGTGAAGTATCTGGAAATTCTGTTTTCCAAGTACAATACAATCGATGAACGTTATCGCGTTGTATGGGATTCGATTACGGAGAATCGTGAAAAGATTTCTCGCTACGATCAGATTCGTGGGGTGAAATGTTGCTTCGGTATGGCCATGGAAAAGTACAAGGCTTTGAAGCATCCGTATCCCTCTATCATCGAGAAGATCGAGAAGCATGGATATGACCCGAAGCAGCTGCATCATATAGTTCGTCTGTCTCAGTTCATTGAAGACTTCTATATTGAAGGGAAGACGTTTGAAGAGAGCTTGATCCCAGAAGACCGTCAATTTTTGATTGAGCTAAAGACTAACGCAATGCCTCTTGAACTTGCAGAAAAGGTGGCAATGTCTCATATTCGTTTGATTGAGGATATGCGTAAGGAAGTTGAAGAGAAGTATAAGGATCATATGGTAGACGAGGAAGTTGAAGAACTTCTGAATGAAGCAACTGTTGATATTTTCATGGAGACATACGATGTCCGGTAAAATGTTTGATCTGGAACAGTCAATTCTTGATTGCTGGAGAGTTACAAACGATGTTGAACTTGTCTATGACAACTTCGATAGCATGAGTAAAGACGAAGTCCTCAATGCACTTCTTGGAATCAAGCAGCTTTATGAACTGAAGTTTAATAAGGCTTGGAATGATTTTGAGGAGATGACAAAGTCAAAGAAGAAGGTATAATAAGGCCTTTTAAGGGAGAATTAATATGAAAGAGAAATACTCACGCAAGATTTTCTACATCGAAAGACTATATAATTTTTCGATCAAGGAGTCTGTAAAAGAAGATTTCTACAAGGTAGAATTTGAGAACGACTGCATCATTCTCAAATTGTTTGGGATTCGCGAGGAAAGCGAAGCTGAGAGGATTTCTCGTGAAGAGAAACAGGCTAAGGCTCGTGCCAGAAAGGAATCGGCTATCAAGAAGACAGAAGAAAATAATGAGAAGCAAAAGATTTCAGGTCATGATCTTGGAATCAGTCAAAACAAGCTGAAAGCTCTTCGCCGTGCAGCTCGTGATGCATTTGGCAGCGAAGATGCCTATGAAAAATCATTCAAATGATGAAGGGAGAAAACAGTGACAATTCGAATTCTTAACTACAATATGAAGCCGGTATATGTTGCTTTCAGCACGTTTCCCGGTGGCGAGGAGCATGTTCGCATTGGAGATTTGCAAAACAGCAATGTCGTCCGCGTTGAAGCAAAGATCACAAGCTCTTCTGAGTTTATGCGTCTTGTAATGGTTCTGGACGCCTTGAATCGGATGGAAGTTATGTGGGACTTGTTCATACCTTACTTCCCATATGCTCGTCAGGATCGCGTTTGTAATACCGGGGAGGCATTTTCTCTTGAAGTTGCCTCGACGATTCTCGATAGCATGTATAAAGTCGGATGTACATACAAGGTTGCAGATGTCCATTCTCCTGTTATCAAAACGCTCATTTATATTACTGAAACTCCTGCGTTTGACATTATTTCAAACTGGGCAAGGCTACACAACGTCCTGAAAACTGGAGAATATGTATTGGTAGCTCCTGATAAAGGAGCAGTGAATAGAGTTTCCGAAGTGTCTAAAACACTGAACCTTCCTTTCATTCAATGTGATAAGGTACGCGACCCAGCCACTACCAAGATTACAGGGATGAGTGTTCCGGAAAACCTTGATCCGAATGTCCATTACATGATCGTTGATGACATTTGTGATGGTGGCCGTACATTCATTGAAGTGGCTAAAGCCATGAAGGCCAATGGAGCTACTAAGATCAGCTTGTACGTGACACATGGCATCTTCAGTAATGGGATGGGGGAGCTTTCAAAATATTTTGAGAGCATCTGGACAACCAATTCATTCCATGATAGGATGCTTGGCTCATATAACGAAATGGAAATCCATTTCTTCGATATTTTTTCAATCATGTAAGGAGAAACAAAATGTACACCGCTAACCCAATTACCGCTTTTGACTTTTACAAGGCCGATCATCGCCGTCAGTATCCTGATGGTACGGATATGGTCTACAGCAACTTCACCCCACGTTCAGATCGTCTTGCTAACGTCATTCGTGACCAGTGGGATGGTAAGATTGTTTTTGCTGGACTTCAGGCTTTGTTGATTCAGTTCTTCGTTCGGGAGTTCAATGAGAAGTTCTTCAACCAGCCCAAGGAAAAGGTTGTGAAGGCATTCGCTCGTCGTATGCTGACCAGTCTTGGTCCGAACAATATTGGCACGAAGCACATTGAAGCTCTGCACGATCTGGGGTATTTGCCTATCCACATCAAGGCTCTCCCTGAAGGCTCTCGTGTGCCTATGAAGGTGCCCGTTCTGACGGTTAAGAACACCCACCCAGATTTCTTCTGGTTGACAAATGCTTTTGAAACCGTTCTGTCTCTTGGTTTGTGGAAGGCATGTACCAGTGCCACTATTGCCAAAGAATATCGCAAGCTGCTGGATCGCTATGCTGCAATCACGGGAACTGATCCTGCATTTGTTGATTGGCAAGGCCACAACTTCTCCATGCGAGGAATGTCTGGTATGGATGATGCTGTTGTGGCAGACTTTGGCCACCTGTTGTCTTTCTTTGGCACAGACACTATTCCCGGCATTGATTTTGCCGAAGAGTATTACGTAGCTGATGCAGAGAAGGAAATGATTGGTGGCTCTGTTGCTGCTACTGAGCACTCTGTCATGTGCATGGGTATGCAGGATGGGGAAGTAGAGACCTTCCGTCGTCTGATTGAAGACACCTACCCTGAAGGTATTGTCTCGATTGTTTCCGACACTTGGGATTTCTGGAAGGTGATGACGGAGATTGCTCCTTCTCTGAAGGACAAGATCATGGCTCGTAATGGTAAGGTGGTCTTCCGTCCCGACTCTGGCGATCCTGTCAAGATTCTGACCGGGTACACCCACAACGATGACGTGAATATCTTTGAGGATGCCCGCTATGAAGTTTATCTCTCAATAGATGGTAACTACTACCTGAAGGAAGATTGGGAGGGCAATGCTTGGGGGGATCGTTTTGTCAAAGAAAACGCCAAGCCTATCAGTGAGGTTGAAGTAAAAGGTGCTGTACAAGTCCTCTGGGAGACCTTTGGTGGCACAGAGACCTCTACAGGCTACAAGATGCTCGATAGCCACGTAGGATTGATCTATGGTGACTCTATCACTCTGGAACGTGCCAAGGCCATTCTGGAGCGTCTGGAGGCCAAGGGCTTCGCCTCTGGCAACGTGGTGTTTGGGATTGGCTCTTACACCTACGAGTATGTGACCCGTGACACCTTTGGCTTTGCTATGAAGGCTACTGCTGGCTCTGTCAACGGAGAGCTTCGTGAAATCTTCAAAGACCCGGCCACTGACAGCGGGACTAAGAAGAGTGCTAAGGGCCTTCTGCGAGTGGAGTTTGAAAACGGCAGCTACGTGTTGTACGATCAGCAGACACCGGAGCAGGAAGAACAGGGATGCTTGCAAACTGTGTTCAAGGATGGTAAGCTGTTCAACGGACAGACGCTTGGTGAGATTCGCCAGCGTCTCAAGAACCAGTAAAGGAGAGAGAAATGAAGAGTGACGGTAAGGCGATTCGATATAATCCGTGTATGGACTATTCCGAAGAATATATTGGAATTAAAATGCGGGTAGCGGATGACGGGGAATGGGTAACTGGAGAAGATTACGATCACGCACTTGGCGTGATCCGTAAGCTCCGGTCTCAGATTGAGAAGAAGAAGCGCCGCGAACAGAAGAAGCGCGTACCTTCTCTTTCATCCAAGAAATATCTCACTTTGAATGAGATTAAAAACATCAAAGTAGGTGATGTATATTTCATGAGCGGATATGAAGATATTCCTCGTTCGAAAATTGTGATTGTCAAAACCTACAATAAGGAATTTCGTGACTACGGCTTTGATTGCGTCATTGAAGCGAAAGGTCTTACGCGTTTTACTATTGGAAGTCGTAGGGTTGTTTATAAAGAAGTAAAACTGGAGAGAGTATAACATGATTCCTGACGGGACTACTCATTACAAAATTATTGAAGGAGTTACACAATTTTTCAAGAAATCTGACATGAGTAGTCACCGTCAGGAAACTTTGTATCATCTCTGGAATGATACGGAATGGGAGAAGATTCCAATCGAAATAAACATGTCTAAGGGACATCGGGAACCTAAACTGATTATATTTTTCGATAAGGAGTTTGTTCATGCGAGCCGTTGACATTTTTGAGAAAATTGTACGGGAAAGGATAGGTTCACCATCTGTCTACAATCTTTACTTGCAAAAACTTGAATCTTTTGATGACGAGAATCCTGAATATCGTTATCGTGCAATTGATGAAGAATGGCAGAACTTCAGGGAAGGATTTATACAGTATCAGAATCAATTTTTCATTTGGCGATATGAGATCAGCAAAAAAGATGGAACTCCTCTTCTTTTGGTATTGACAGAGGAAGAAGCTGCCAAGTATAATTCGAGAGAAGATTTGGTAGTCACTCCTGTCTATAAAAGGTAAATTAAAATGTCAAAGATAATTTCTCACGATATACTTTCCGATACTCTTACTCTGTCTGAGTGTTCTGACGGTTTTTGGCTGTATGACAAAACTCGTAGTATGAATCTCTCTATGCGGGCAAAGACAGCAACAGATGCTTTTGTTGAGGCTATTGAGTATTATCAAGGGCGGTTAAAGAATGTCGAGGCTTCCTACTATGCTTTGAATAAGAAGGTAGAGGCTTTTGTAGAAGATGTTACAGAATGCGAAGATTTCTAACTTATCGAGATTTTATAACATGGCCACTAATTTCATTCAAGCGGAACCGGGAGAGCACATCTACCATACTGCCAATCGAGCAATTGATCATAGTAAGAAGTACGATCTAAACTGTACGATCCTCTCACATAACGGGATTAGGGTTACTGTTTCGAAAAATAGCGACGTCGAAGATATCTTGGTTATCTATGATCTGAAACAAAGGCTTGCTAGATTGAGAGTATTGAATGATGTTTGACTGGAGATTGAAATGAGCAATAGTAACGATGAAATTTCAGGTGCAATTTTTTTGTTTGGGATAGTTGTCGGATTTGTCATTATTTGGGGAATCCAGCAAATTGGCGGAGAAAAAATTTTTCCTGAAGTAATTGACACTGCAATTGAAATATGCTCTAATAACGGAGGAGTAAAGTTCTTCGTCGCTGAAGTTGCAGAAGAAGGAATAGAAGTCGAATGCAACAATGGCGTTTATGGCGATACTTCGTTTTACAAAAAGGAGAAGAATGATGGCTGATTCCACACTGATTTCCAGAGCTGCAAGTTTTGCAGTTGAAAAGCATGGCCGTCAGATGTACGGTAAGTATCCGTACTCCTACCACTTGATTGAAGTGGCCGATAATGTCAAGGAGATGCATCGAAAAAATCTTTTCGGTTTCGGTGGGCTTGATAAAAACGTCCTTATTCAGATCGCATATCTCCATGATGTGCTTGAGGATACTGATGTCGAATACATTGAGTTGTGTGAGGAATTTGGCATTGAAATTTCTTCTCGTTGCCTCCTCTTGTCAAAGAAAGAAACTCCTGTTTACGAAGAATACATTAAAAAAGTGATGTCTGATCTTTACAGTCATGCAGTAAAGATTGCAGACACCTATGCCAATCTTCACAACTCTTGGAAGGCCGGTAACGTTAAGAGGATCAAGAAGTACACTGATCAACTGAATCTTCTTCTCGGTGATATTAATGAGTCTTGAAGCAGCCATAAAGCTCGCTAGGAGAATGGAATACGAAAAGGGTAAGCAGAGAATAGCAGCTGTTATTTGTGATAAGGGAGGAAACGTAGTATCCTATGCGACTAACAGCTATACGAAAACTCACCCTGTTCAGAAGAAGTATGCATGTCTTTCTGGATCAGAAGAAAAGCAATTTCTTCATGCTGAAATATCGGCAATCATCAAAAGTAGATGTGATTTGAAAGATCATACTATTTTTGTAGCAAGAGTATTGCACGACGGTACTCCTGCATACGCAAGGCCTTGTGACATATGTCTACTGGCAATTAAAGAATCTGGTATAAAGAAAGTTAATTACACAATGGTGGAATGTAATGAAAAAGATTTATAAGTATATCGGCATTGCTGGAAAGAAAAGAAATATCATGTATGGTTTTGCATTGATTTTTGACGGACTTATCAGGGTTCTTTCACTTGGTTATTTTGCATCAACTATTACAAGTGAGTCGGCTTCGAAGACAGTCAGAATCTCTCTTAAAATGTTTAAAAAACGTCAAGAAGAAAAGGAATTGAAGGAGAAGCAGAATGCGAAAGGATAAGCTAATCGAACTCCTCCAGAACATTGAAGGGAACCCAGATATCCTTATTTGGAATGGTTTTGTCGGTGACTGGATGGATATCGGAAGCATTGATGAGAACGATCTCGTTAAGGTCGAATTCAAATATTGGCTTGAATCTGTCAGACGAGAACGTTGTATTGATCGGAGAGATTGGGAATATAATATTCCCGATAGTGAAATTCCGGAACTCAGGAAAATCTATTTAAGTCATAAATGGAGTTTCAATGACTTCGTAACTCTTCAAGATATTAAAGAAAAGCGTTGGAAGAAGAAAAGGATTTTCTTGATCAATCCGAAAGGCAGAGGAATTTCTGCCTTTGACAGATGCGGTGGAATCTCATACTGAGTACGAATGATGACAGAAAAATATTCTAGTTTGCTTCAAGATATCGAATTACAGCAATATATGAATCCTGTTCCCGGAGTGAAGCGTTGGGTAGTATGTGCAGCTATTAGATGGGGAGATATCATCATCACTGGACCTCGTCACTACAGTCCTACTATGATCAATACAATGAGACTGCTTCGGGAAGATGTTCTGGAAAAGATTTCGTCCATTGAAGAAGAACAAGGTTTCATTGACCAATGGGGGAATTTTATGTCTCGTAAAGAGGCTATGGAGTGCGTTAAGGAAAGCGGGCAGCCGTTCGACGTTGAGAGGAATGTAGGAAACCTATATCTTTTCTCGGAGGGTCTTTATTGATGATACTCGCTAAACTAAGTTATCCCGGATGGGATGTGGAAGTGGCTTCAGGGTACGAAGCTAAAGAAAAGCTCTGGCCTTGGATATGCTCATCCTGTAGGCAGGATATTGCCAGAGAGCAGGATGGACTAGAGCCTGACCACGAGTGCCAGTACAGGAGTGCTACTTTAGACCAGACATCTCTTGACGAAATGCTTTGGACAGCTTGTGGGTGTGAGTTTACAGTCACTGATGATAATGGCGATACCGGAGAATATTGATGACGCAGATAGAAGAATTAGTTTTGAGACAGAAAGCAGCAGCTTTCGATGAGCTGATTTCCATTCTTAATAATGGGAAAAATTTCGTCGGTTACAGGATTTTCTCACTTAATGATTATGAAGGGCCTCTTACCCCGCTATACAATGACAAAGGTATTTTTTCTATAGATAAGGAAATGCTTGATAGAACGGTAGAATCTAATAAAAGTTTGAAGATTGATTATCTTCAAGTATGGGAATCTGTATTGCGCTGGGAATCTTCTAGCGATGATATAGAACAGATTATGTTATCATTAGTATCTCGGTCAAAAATGGTTGAGATCAAGAAACAATGTGGAGTATATTGAGATGAGTAGAATCAAAAACATTATCAAGGCTATAGACGAATCGAATGGTAGATTTGCTCCAGAGGAACCCTTTCTTTTTACCAAATGGCTTGATCAACAAACAGGAATCGTTTGGGAATTATTTTATAATGGGAGAGGTAGTGCTTGGATTCATAGTCCAATGGGTTTCACTGACGCGGAACAAAATGAAATAATTGAAGCGTTCACAAGATTGTTCAATCGATACAAAGAGGCGCGAGCCAATTCCGTAATTGAAAAATATAATAGGTGCAATGATGCTTTCTGATAAGAAGAACTTTGAGATAGCCAACGTTTGCTACGCTAACGTATCTGGAAATTTTGCAACCTTCTGTAATCCTAAGTACAGAGGTCCAAATTTTACATGGGAGTGGTTCATTGAAGACTGCGAAAAAAGTGCAGTCAACTGGATGCACGTTCATCATGTAAAGGGCGACAAAAAACTTGTAGACGAAACTGCAAAGAAGTATGCTAAGGAAATTGCTGAACATCTTGTGAGACGTTTAAATGAGTAATACCTTTAAGGTTACAAAAATTCTATTACAAATCGAGGAGTATAATCTAAAACGGGAGATGGAAATACTCCACGAAAATCTTCTCAAAAAGATAACTGAAGAATACACACAGAGAAAAAGAGAAAGATACTTTAAACTTCTAGAAGAGTACGAAGGTAGCAAAATTGAAGAATCATGATTTCTCAGGCCATCTAGTTAAGCATAGGCACATGTACAACTTCTGCACAAGATGTGGTCTGATCCTTCTTAGGAACGAAGCTACGCAGAAGGCAGCCAGTAAGCCCTGTAAGGGCAGAGAAGAGAATGAAAAATAATTTTGACAAGCAGAGAATTGACTTCATTGTCCATAGAGATGGATTGGAAGCAGCTATTGAATTCTCAAAAAGAACCCTCAAACAATATAAGGGATCGTTGAAGAAACGAAGTCTTATGAGGAGAAACCTCGTTATGGCTTGCCTTTCCCATAGAGAATTCTTGATCTCAAACAATCACTACTATGGAGCTAAAAATGATTAATCTTTACTTCTCCAAAAACGTTGATAAGTTGGCAATCGTACCTGTAAAGTGTACAGACGGTAATGCTTGGAAGTTTCACGACGGTTGCCTGTTTGTACCGAACAGTGCAAAGATTATCCAGATGTTCGATGCCCTCCATAAGACAAAGACGTTTGAACGGTTCAAGGAACTTATCATCAACCATAAGAACACAAAAAGTAATTGGGTCATTTCATGCATCTCAGATTTTCCGATTGATCTGTTTGAAATGGCTATCTGGCACGGGGTTATCTCAAGTAAAGAAGTCACATTGAATTTCATTGAAAACGATAAGATGATTACCTTGTTGTATAACTCTGAAGGGAACATTGATAACTTCGAATATGTCTATAGGTTCTTTGATGGAAATTTCTTTCTTGATATAAAGTACTTCTCAGACCACTTGACAAAGTAAAAATGTTCCTTCATAATCCTCGCATAAAGGAGCATGATATGAGTTTCAAGCGTAATGTAACCACTCGCGGTGTGATCTTCTCTGAGGACGGAGGCCTCCTTGAGATCAATTCCATCTCTACTCACAGAGGATATATCTCCTTTGGCGTCGATTGCAATGAGCGGTTTTCTATCCCGCTGACTCAAAATGGTATCATTAAGTTCATCAATCTCTTGAATCATTCTCTCGCCAATGGAGAAGAAACGGAAATCATTAATGAAGAGACCGGAGAAGAGATTACAGTATCCTTTGATAGTCAAGAAAAACAGTTCAGCTTCTACAGGAAGCATCTCTGGCTTGGCAATTTGAAACTTGAAAATCTTGAAATTTTTCTTAATGAACTAAAAAGAGTTGACAAGGAACTGAAAGGCGTTTAATATCTCCAAATCGAAACAGGAGATTGACCATGGCCCTTACTCTGTCTTATGTCGAAAACGTCGCCAACGAGTTGATTGCATTTCATCAGCTCAATGGAAACATTTCTTCCGATTGGAAGTTCAAGTGGAATCGTCGTTCTCAAGCACTTGGCCTTTGCTCTTACAAGGATTCAACGATTCAGTTGAGTAACAAGTGGGCTTCAGTTCTTTCTGAAGTTGAACTCCGTGATACCATTCTTCATGAGATTGCACATGCAATGACTCCGGGCGACGGGCATGGTACTAAATGGAGGATGGCATGTGTACAAATTGGTGCAAATCCAAAGCGGCTTGTCGATGTTCCTAAGGACGCAGCTCAGGAAATCAAAAAGAAAACTGTCAAGTATTTCATCGTTTACAAGTCTGATAGCGGAATTGAGAAGGTAGGTTATCGCGAAAGGATTAAGGTTAGCCTTTACGGACGGTCTATTTTCAACCGTCCCGAAACAAAGGGCAAACTTTTCTACGTTGAAGCTGACAAGTTTGATCGTCCGGACGTAGAAAAGTTCCTCTTCAAGGGAAACCCCGTCCTTTAACTCTCACTGAAGGGATTGTTCTCAGAGAATGAGATCAATCCCTCCTCTACCTTTTCTTCAGTATAATCATTGTCATTCATCATTGTATCTCTACCGACAGAGCTACCTTCAGATGCAATATTTCTACTTGCAGTATCTCCAACAATCGGAGAAAGAGGATTCAATTCACCTGAAATCTTTGATAAGACAAGTTCATTCGTCGTAGAGTTGAAGAATACAACTTCTCCTCCAAATCCTCCAAGCTGGGATACCTGTTCTCCGGGAACGAATGTTCCTGCACCAGCTTCAAGAATGATCGTAGTAGTCAATGCAAAGTCATTGTAATCATCGATCTCTTCAATCCCAGTATTGAACTCTTCTCCAGTGTATTCGAAGTTCTTCACAGTGACAGTCCAAATGTACAGTTTTCCAAGCTGATAGAATTGTTCTTCATTGCGAACGTTCGTGATCTCCATGGCACGACGGCGATTGTCAATAGCCCTAGGAAGCACCAGAACGTCCCCTTCACGAGGTCTTACAACCTCAGGGTACTTGGATGTCACTTCTTCACTGAAACGCCTCATAGCGACGGCAAAGGTGGCTGAATCACGTATCTCCATCCCGAACTTTGAAAGGAACTGGCCATCGTCTTGCCAGCTCTGCACATTCTCCATATAAAATTCCACAACAGACGCGGAATTGAATGAGGAAATCTGATCCTCTCCGAAGAATGAATCGAAGTTAGTCAAGTCTCTCGGAAGATAATAAAGGTCGATTCCTTTGCACTGGATAGACTCAATGATCAGGTCTTCAGCTAAAGATTGATCAAACTGGAATGCTGTATAGAAATCGCTGAAGTGTGGATTGGTAGCCATTTTATCTCTCGATTATACTTCTAAAGGAAGACTTCTTCCTTGATTCAAAAAGTGATTTATCTGGATTCCGATACATAGTATGGGAGACTTCGAAGTCTTTATTTCTTCCTTTATTCTCAACGAACCCATGACCCTTATAAAACTTTGTCAGTCGTGAAACAGATGTGGCTCCAAAATCGGTAGAAGGAGTTAGTACAACCTTCTTTCCAGTCATATCTGCGTAATTAGTAATATCTCTCATGGCGTTTGACCCATAACCTTTCTTCCTAAGATTCTTAAGAACTACGAGCTTATGAAGGGTAATTGAATGTTCATTTTCACTGGCGTCAATTTGAGTACCGTAAAGATTGTCATGTCTCCTTTTAATAAACTCAAGGTTATCGCCGTGCTCATTCTCTCTTAGAAGATTTCCATTCTTATAAAGTCTCTCAGCCTTAAGATTTCCATTTTCATCAAAATCTTTATGAATGCCGTGAAGTTCTCCAGCTTTATATTTTTTGATCCTTGCAATGTTTCCATTCTCATGGAAATCTAGATGCTCTCCTTCTTCTAAACCTTTGTGAAAAATTCCTGTAGACATCAATTGCCCATTCTCATAGTACTTATGTATTTTCATGGCATGTCCATTACCATACGGAACTTTCTCTTTAGTTCTGTACAGGGGATTTCCTTCAGGTCTATTATGTGGGTAATAATGAGATGACCTTATGAAGTTTCCTTTTTCATCATTTTCAATAACACTTTCAAGGTTTCCAGAAGGGAAATAAGACTTTTCAGTTCCTATCTGGTTTCCTTCATGAAAGTTACTTTCGTTTTGCAAGTTACCATTTTCATGATAACTTTTTTGAAGTCCATGAAGTTCTCCATTTTTATAATTAGTTTTTCCTGAAATTTTTCCAGTCTTGTAGTAACTAATTTTAGGGCCATTGAGTTTACCATTTTCATAAGTAGTTAATGAAATTGGAGTACCGTTATTTGAAGTTGTCTTCATTATCCCATGTGTTTCTCCGAAAGAATTTCTAGAATATTCTGTCGTCGTTGAACCATTATTTTCAATATGATGAGACGAGAAATCGTCATTGAAAGTTATTTTATGTTTAGTTCTTCCTTTAACAAAAGTCATTTCCTTTGAACCGTGTGCAAACCCTACTAACTTCCCAATATATTGACCGGGAGCAGTGTGCATTATCGAACGGTTCTTCATAATGTATTCAGGGACGTCGATTCTATTCAATTGTCTCTCGTCTCTGAACTCGTGATTTTCAATATCCATGCGAGGGTCTGCAAGAACAGCAAACTTTCTATTGGGCATTGTAGGATGCTTAGAGGTATGCTCAATCGTATAGAAAGGATGTTTCTGACCTTCTGTATATTGGTCATATCTTTGCTTTCCAAGTTCGCTCTCAGCACTCACACACCATGTAGCTTTACCTTGGCAGATTCCGTGGTAAGGATTCTCTTTCTGTAGACTTGCTGCCTTTACCATACTTCCATGGCTGAAATGCTGGCGAATGATATGAGTGTCGCTCTTATGGATTACTTTAGTATCAGCATCTTCCATTTCAGCCTTTGTAGGAGCTGTTCCAACATGAGGTGATACAGCTGCCTCAAGGTCTCCAAAGGTCTTATATTGATTGGCTTTCTTCTTCTGGAGCTTGTCTTTGATTGCAGGCTTGGCAAACTCAGTCATCACCCTCTTGACATGCTCATGATTCTCTGCTACGCCTTCTCCGGCCACCTCGCGATTGGCAAGCCATTCCATGTCCCCCAATGACTTGTTATTATCTGGCAATGCGTTATGATAGAGGTGATTGAAGACCTCAGGATGAAGACCGTGATTGGCATGAAAGCGGTCTCTCATATCATCTACAGCGGCTTCTGTCAAGAAGGATTCGAAAAGGGCGATAAGTGTCATAAAATATTCTCCAATGACCGTATTTAGAGGCTTGACAAGAGGGTTTTAGACTTTATAATTGTCTCAAGAAACGGAGGTCATCCACATGATCATTTATCGTTATGAAGATGCCGAGAAGCGTGTAGGGATTTACTGTCAGACTGACTCCAAGTGGAGAGAACTCTGCGGATTATTCGACATATCTCCCATTATTCATAATGGAAGTGAACATCCTTCTGTTGGAAGGTATGCTTCATATCAAGATGAACATCATATAATTGAAAATTTTGATGAAACTATGTACTGCGGATTCATCTCAACAGAACAACTTTGTAACTGGTTTGATGAAGAAATCAGAGCTGCACTTGAGCTTGTCAATTGCAAGATTTTCGTGTATGATGTACCTGACGAGTTCGTTTTCTCAAGTCAGTATCAGGCAATCTTCAAAATGGCTGAAGCCACTTGCCTCGGTGAATATGACTTGAAAGATGGTACTTTGAACCAAAACGAATTAGGAGAAGCAGCATGATCACTCATACCGACTACGACGGTCCTGTCAATAACAATATTGTAACTGAAGACTACAAACTTCCTGAAAAGGTTGAAAAAATGAGTTTTTCTTACGACGGCGGAAGGCTTTCTATCTATATCAATGGAGAAGAGGCTTATCAGGCTTATTTTGGAACTCGTGATTGTTGTGTAGAGATTGACAATAATTAAAAGTGTTGACATTCACTATTCATTCTGTATAATAGTATCCATTGCGAAACAGGAGAACTGAAATGAAAGATCAAATCTTGAATGTTGCAGCTGAACAGGTTCAGGCAGCAGCCAGTTTTGAATTTCGCGGGTGGAATGTGAGCATGTCGACGATTACGCGAAGTGGTCATGTAGAGGTTCTCGTGTGGGATAATAATGGAACAAATCGTACCTTTTCAACTGTTGAAGAAGCAATTAACTTCGTTCTCTTTATGACAGAGGAAAATAACATGAATAATCTCTGCAAGGTTACGGTTAAGTTCCGGTCAGAAAAGACGATTTATGAGAAGTTGACTTGCTATGTCCAAAAAGAAGAACAATCAGCATCTGCGGCCCATAAGGTTATCGATGATTTGAAGCGTAAGCATTATCCCGATGCTAAGATTCTTGACTGGGAAGTTGACGATCTGATAGAGGGCGAAATGCTTTTTGAAACAATTCCTTGGGATGATTGAGATGAATATTGATTTTCTGAACGATGTTTGGTACTTCAAGTACTTTAAAGACAATAAAACAATTTACAGAGTCAGGCCTGATCACTGTAGTCCTAATAATATATTGGTGTCTTGGGATGGATATGGGAACGCTTCTTATTCAATCATGCAAGCCAAAGACTTACTAAAAGATGGAACTTGGCTACAGTGTAGTGCAAATGGTATTATTTTTATAAAAAGGAAAGAGGAGGCTAAAATGCCACATTTCACCAAAGATATGTTAAAGACTGGAATGCGACTTGTAACACGCGAAGGGGAAGTCCGCGTGTTCTTTAAAAATATGTGGATTTTACATCAGCAAAAAGAGGATGGTGTTATTACAAATAAAAATGGTCAATACACCTCTATTTCTTATTATGAAGATTCCTTAAAACATAGTCATAATGACCGGTACGACATTGTTGAGATTTACTCAGGCGCTGAGTCCGATAAACTTGAGCTGATGATGGACTTTGACTTCAAGGGGTCGTTGTTATGGAAGCGCGAGGAAAAGTCAAAGGCTGAAATCAAGTTGGAAGAAGCCATGGCAGCTCTTGAAAAGGCAAAGGAAGATGTTGAAGCAGCACGAGCTGAGTTGAGAGGAGAAACTAATGGCTAAGATATTTGTAGGGATTCCTTACGGTTTCGATCCAGTGTTTCAACAGAAATCGTATGAAACGACTCTGTTGATCTGTGCGAGAATCTTGAAGGAGGGAAATATTCCCGTATGTCCTATACAGATTTGTCACCCTCTTGTCAAGAGTTATGGCGACAAGATGAACATACCCAATGAAGAATGGGAATCTATCTGCAATACTTACATGGATGGTTGTGATGCCATGTATGTTATCTGTAAGGATGGGTTTGTACGTTCTCCCGGACTGTTAAAGGAGATTAACTACGCTGAAAGGATCGGAATCCCTATCTCATTCCATCATGAAGAAAGTTTCTTCTTTAGTTGAAATTTTAGTTGACAGGAAAGGAAATTCCTGTATACTAAGCAAATCGACAACGGAGACTGACCATGAACAAGAATATTGATTCGGTTGCTAAAGAAACATTCATCCGCTTCCTTATCCGTGACGGTTTCTCTTCTGAATTCGCATCGAAGGAATTTGATTTGATTTTTAAGTGCGGTACACGAGATTCGTACTTGGCAGTCAGTCGGGTTGGTTATGAAAAGATTGAAGGCGGTCGTACTGGTCGCATCGATATCTTTCTCTCCTTCGAGAATGCATACAACCATGCAGATTTTGAAGTAAATTACGTTCATACCGCTTGACAATTTTTTTAAAGTCTGTAGAATGGCCAATATTGAAAGGAGAACATTATGTACCATAATACTCTCAATGAAGCACTTGAAGCAGCTGGAGAATCCCTTGTCAGTCTCTGGCCAATTGGCTTCAACATCGGATACGGCGAAACGGGCCGCTGTGTCGTGAACGGAACTTTCATTTCAGTGTATCGTGATACTCGCGGTCTCTACGAAGAAGCCATTTCGTATGCAAGCAAATGCAATGATTTTCAGTTGATTGTAAAGGACAATTAAAATGAATAAATTGGATCAGCTCTTCATCAGAGCCTGCAAGGTCAATAATGACACAGAACGGCTTATTTCAGTTCATCGTAGGTTCTATTTCTCCGGACAACTTTCAAGGGAAAGGAGATTTGCTGTGATTGCTGGTCGTCTTGAGGGGATCGTCTTCGAGTACAATCCGTCAAAGCTCAGGGATTTTATGGTCGATATGCATCCTGATAATAGTTGGAAGTTCGGTCTCGTCGAAAGGTCTGATCATTGGGAGCGGTGCGTTGCAGTTCTCTCCAGTTATATTCGATACACGGAGGTCTCTAAGTTTCCCGGTATTACGCCACCGGCAAAATTTAGGTCAAAGGGTTGACAGGAAATAAGTTTCCTGTATAATGTTATTTCAAGAGGACATTTTATGAAAAATTTCGGTGCAGTAACTGATATCAAAGAGCTTATTGTTGGTGAGAAATATTACCTTGTAACTGCTCTTGCAAAGCGTTCTTGGATTGAGGAATTTATTTTCCTCGGTATGTCAAAAAGTCTTCCGGACTTTTTCTCTAACGTCAAGTCGCGAAAAGGTACTCTTGTCGTTACTGACAATTCCCTTAATGATTGCAACGTGATCAAGAATAGCTACAACGATCACTACGTTTTCTTCAATGAAGATGACGCAAAGGCATACCTTGATTTCTGTATCAAGTCCCATAAGAAAGAAAATTACCTTAGGTGATAAAATGAACGTCGAAGAATTGAAATCGCGACTCAGTCATATGGATGAAGAAATTTCTTCTCTTCAAGCTACAATTGAAGAGAAGAAATTTGAACGAGAAAATCTCGAATTACAGATTTCGCGGATCGAACGTGAAAGTCTTTTCAATGACTATCTTATTGCCAAGTATCTTGAGGCAAATGTTAAGTATGAAGATCATGTGAAGGGAACTGATTATTTTTACAAGTTGGGTATTATTCTCACTGGAGCATTCTCCGATACAAATCAGAGGTGCATGAGCCTTAAGTTTAATTCATTCAACAAGAATGAACTCCGTCTTTACTTGGACACTTTCGAAAGGGTTTCAAAGTTCATCAAGCCTCTTATTGACGGAACCCGCATGGTCAAGTTGATGGAACCCAATCTGTCAGAATACGGTAGCTTTTACATAGAAGAGCGTGAAGGGGTTTACTATCTGACGAAAACAATCTATGCTAGGACATTTACAGTTTTTCAGACAGATTTCCTTCCTGAATTGTTTGAATACTGCAACGAACATTACTCTTTTGAGAGGGATTGATATGATGGTAACGCGGGAAAATTACATAACTGTACGGGATGACATGGAAGAAGTTGTCGATATCATGTTTGATGGAAAGTGGGTAACTGCTGAAACAAGTTCAAGTGCAGCTGAAAAATGGATCAGTGAGGATATCAAGCGAAGGAACTCCGTCAAAGAAGGTCTTTGAAAGAAGTTCCTTCCTTAGGAAACACTTTTTCTGCATGGTCGAAAAAGTTAGAGCCATCTCTTTTCAAGAGGTGGCGTTTTCTTTTGTCAATCTTCCATGCTTCATCAGGCTCTACGTCACCGAAGTTTGCAATATGAGCGCCATGATTGACAATCAGGCTGGTCTTTTGCTCTGGAGTCATTCTCTTCACGAGAACCTTACCAGCCTTTGCAAAGTACATGTATTCCCCGTCATGTACCTTCTTAACAGTTGAATCTGCTAAGTGGTACGAAGCCATATGGTTCAGCCATGGTACAGACTTCTTATGAAGCAATTCACCGATTGAGTCTTCATCAGGCTGAATCTTCGACAGCTTTTCTCCAGAGAACTTGAAGACATACCCATGACGGCCTCCTCGTTCCTCTTCCTCAGGAGACATCTTGTAACCGGCCATATCACCGCCAATTGCATAAATCTGAGCGTAATGGAGGTGAGGAGTTGCGTATACAGCGCCTTTCACGGGAGCAAGCATACCTTTACGTTCCTTCTCAGGAACCTTGATACCTTTCTTTATGATAGACTTTCCAGCCTCAGGATTTGACGTCCCGTGATAGAAAGTCATACCTTTTACTTCTTCTGTAGGATCAACTGACTCACGAATATCCATTAATCTTCTCTTACTTCGAATCTACGCTTTCCATTTAGCTCAGTGAAAAACTTTCCGCCTGCATCTCCCTTGAATCTTCCGACAACTTCAACTTTCCCTTTCTTTTCTCCTGAAAGATAATGGAATGAAGCAATATCATCTCCGGCTGGCTTATGAAGGATAGATTCCTGTTCGATATGCTCACCAAGATCATTGGAGATAGGATGGCTTCCGGAAATGGTCTTAAAATGATCCAGAATGCCCTCAGGACGATAGTTAGGAGAATCCTGATGGTTCACTACCACGAACGAGTTTTCATGCACTGGGTATGCGTTAGGTTCTCCATGGTTCTCAATATAGCCACCTTTAACAGGGATGTAACTGAAGTTGTTGGAATCAAGATGATCCTTCAGCATAGCAGTCTGACGAGCATTTCTTTCAGTTCTAGCCTGATCACTCTCGCCTTCATGATATCGTTCACCGGACACAATGACGATCTCAGCCTTTGGGTCTTCAAAATGGGTCTTCAGACGACTAAGACTCTTTCTGGCAGTCATTTCAGTCAGAGATAGGGACTCTGCGATTGTTTTTACGTAGTCTACTGGAGCCTCATCACTTTCAATCAGAGTACCATAGATTTGTTCGATTTGCTTTCTCATTTTATTTTTCCTTATGCCACTACAAATGCTACAGGAACGTTATGATTCCTGATTTCTTGTTCGTATTTCTCAATATCTCTTACAGCACTCTCATATATAGCATCGCCATTCAAGACAATACCGGAAGGGAGCTGTAAGTTCTGGAACTTTCTGAGGTTATTTCCCCATACTCTCTGACCATAGGCGGTTGTAAGGGAGCGTAGCAGCCTATTTCCCCACAAAGCAGTATAGGTATCAGGGTCAAGGAATGCATAGCACTCAGCAATCAGATAATCGCCAACTGAGAACTTTCCCATGTCAGTGTCAAGATAAAGTCTGCCGGTACTCTGTCTGAATCTTGAAAGAGACTTTTCGCCAAGTAGCATAGACATTTCAGCAAGATACTGGTTGACGATGAAGTATCCTGATGCATTTCCGAATTGAACTAAGTCCCAAACGGAAGCAGCATTGAACTGATACTGGAAGGACATGAAGTTGTTTGATCCTGTTCCAATCACGCTTGAAGGGATTACCTTAATGATAGCTTGGACGTTTTCGGGAACGACAACATAACCATTATCGATGTCTGTCTGCGTTAAAACAACCTTCAAGAATGTTCTCTCAGTACCATTTTCATGGTATTCCTGCCAGAACTGCAATGCATCATCAACTACAACTTCCCATTGTTCTGGGGTTACATTGACTTTGATAGCAGGCTCGCCAAGCTGTGCCTTGCAATGATCGATCAATTCCTGTCTACTTGTAGGGAGTGCCATTATTCTTCCACCATTTTTCTAAAGGGACTATATGCTCTTACCAATTCTCGCTCTTCCATTGTTCTCTTGGCAGAGTCTGAAACGTGCTTCTCTGGATCATTCATTAGGTATTTCAAATGTTCGTCATTGCCATGGGTAGCTACAGCTGTCCTTACAAGCATAGCCGGGTCAGATGCCAGAATATCTCTATGGTCATCATCTCCATGGATAGCAACTTCCATCCTTACCGTAGGATCGGGATGATTTACCAACACGTCAAGGTGACGCTTAATGCCACGCTTGGCTATGTTTCTAAGAGTCCCTGAGTCATTTGACTTGAGAAGCTGGTCAAGGTGTTTCTCATGACCTTTCTCAGCCAAATCTCTTTGGAACATGATATTTTTGAATGCTGGAGTCATGGTAGTTAAATACAGTCATTGATGGCTTATTTAGAGAGACTAATGGCTTACACTGGAAGATTCTATCCGAGGAACCCATCTAAGTATAAGGGCAAATTGGATGACATTGTCTATAGGTCTAGCTGGGAGAGGCTTCTATTTTCATGGTGTGACGAATGTCCGGACGTGAAGTATTGGTCATCGGAAGAAACCGTTATCCCTTACGTTTGCTCTACCGACAATAAAGTCCATAGATACTTTATAGACTGCACTATAGAGTTTACATCAGGAACTAAACTTCTAGTCGAAGTAAAGCCAAAATGTCAGACTGTCAAACCTAAGATGAAGAAGGGCAAGCGTACCAAGACTTTCTTGGTAGAGGCTTTCACCTACACTAAAAACGCATCTAAATGGAAGGCAGCTCAAGAATATGCAAAGAAACACGGTATGGTATTTCAGATTTGGACTGAAGATACATTGAGAAACCTCGGGATTAAAGTATGAGCCAGATAAACGCTAACAAAGCCGGATGGTCGATCTTTGATGAAATATATTACAAAGGCGTCATGTCTGGTCAGCCAGCATATGACAATAGAAAGAGCCTTGAATGGTTCAGGGAATACATCAAGAACAATGTAAGAACTGCCAATGCGTTCAAAGCAGTATCAGATCGTCTTGAGCCTAAAATTACAATCGGTCAAATGTACATTTTTAAGTACTATGCAAAGTATGCTGATGAACTTGACTACTGGGATGCCGTTCCATTGATTTTCCCATTTGCTGATGAAGGCGAAACCTTCTTAGGGATCAATCTCCATTATGCTCCCCCGAAAGCTAGAATTGTTATCATGAAGGCTCTCTATACTTTGATCAGTGATACGAAAATGGACCAGAAAACCAAACTTCGTCTTACTTATAAGAAGTTGCAGAGAATGTCCTCATTTCCTTATTTTAAACCTCTTGTAAAGAGGTATCGTAAGGATCATGTGAGATCGCTTTTCGTTAAGGTAGAAGTGAGATATTGGCCAGTTGCCATTTTCTTACCCATTGCAAAATGGCAGAAGCAGAATGCCAATACCGTTTATCGTGATTTTAATACCGGTACGAGAGCCGCAAGAAATACACAAGTGAAGAAACTAAGAAAAGTTGGGAAGGCTAAAATATAATGTTTGATACAACTAAACTGAGGGAGAGTCTAGCACTCTCCAATCCAGCCTCACCGGCTTATTTTGAACTTCGATTCGTTAAACTGCCTAACATATTCTTAGGCTCAAATCCTGCTGTTAATAAGTTCATTGTTAACAGAGGAGGACGAATTCAGAAATGGGGAGATAATTTCCAAGACTTCAAGTTTAGATGCTCCGAAACAGACCTCCCTGCAAGGCAAATGATGACTCAGGAAAGAAGGTATGCAGGCCCTCAGAGACTTATTCCGTATGGAGTTGTCTATTCAACATTGAACGTCAATCTCATCGAAGGTAAGAACCTTAGAATGAGAGAACTGTTTGATACTTGGCAGGATTGTATTTTCGGAACATCTGGAACTAGAGATAACCAAGTATACAGACCTCAATACTACGATGACGTCATTGCTGACCTTATGCTTGATGTCTATAGCAAAGATGGTAAGTTGGTAAGGTCTTACCTGATAACCGACGCTTTTCCGGTGTCTGTCAACCCGTCACAGTTGAGCTGGGCATCCGATAATCAGGTAATGACAATCCCGGTAGAATTCGCTTTCCATGAGTTTATTGGAAAATCTGAATGGAATAATAGTAGACAGGAAGGATCGGATTTCAATCCTAATAGAACCTAAATTAGGGTATAGATAAGAGGAAAATCATGAAACTGCCTAAACTAGACCTCCCGCTTTATAAGACTACTCTCCCTGTAAGAGGAGATCAGATCAAGTATCGTCCTTACACAGTGAAGGAAGAAAAGATAATCCTGATTGCCGCTACCACTGGAGAGGCAGAACAGTTAGAAGACGCTGTTACTCAAGTCCTTGAGAACTGTTGCTCAGTTGAAGTTGAAAAACTTCATCCTACCGACGTCGAATGGTTATTCATCAAGAACCGTATTGTTTCAGTTGGAGTAGAAGCAACTGTAGATATTCCGGTATTCAAATGTACTACACCTGAATGCCCTGAATCTATTACTACAAAGGTTAATCTCGAAAATGATGTCGTTGTAAAGGGTAAAGAGATTCTTGAAAACACTGAAGGTTTTGTAAAGAAGAAGGACGGCTGGCTTGTTATGTTTACTGAAGACATCGGTATGCAATTCAAGATCAATACTTCCAAGAGTAAAACTGAAGGCGATGTTTTATGGGATTGCTTCGTTTCAATGTATATCTCAGATCAAGTAATCTCAAAAGAAGATATCACGAAAGAAGAATACATCGCCTACATGGATGATCTGCCAAGACCGTATGCCGACAAGATAGAATTCTTGTTTGCTAACCAGCCATGGCTGGTAGCTACTGTTAAGGGAAAATGTGAGCATTGTGGTAAAGAGCATTCTGTAGAAGTTTCAGGAATTCTCGATTTTTTAGAATAATGTATTGTGAAACGGATATTCACAATTACTACACCTTGAACTCAACTTGGACACGAAAAGGAATATTCGGACTCCAAGAAATAGACGAGATGTTGCCATTTGAGCGTCTTGTGTATCTTGACGTGCAGAATGCACAGATTGAAAAAGAGCTTGAGGAAATAGATAGGCTTAAGAGAGGAATAACTTCGTGAGCGAAAAAGAAGAACTAAAAAAGAGTCAGCGTGAAGAGAGAATTCAAAAACAAAAAGAAAAGGAAGCAATTCGTCTCGAAGAAGCCTCTCAGGATAATGAGATATACACCAATGAACTCCTCAAAGAGATTCTTCGTCAGTTAAAGGTGGCTAATACTCCTATCAAGAAGATAGGACAGGCCACCTCTTCAATTTTCAAATCAGACCCAATTCAGACTCTTCCAAATCAAGAAGACATGAAAGATATGCCTGAAGCTCATCGCAACGAAATTGAGAGGATGAGAAAGGAAGGCGTTAAAAACAAGTCCATTGGAGGGAGAGTAGGAAATATTGCAAGATGGAGTCAGGAAAGAGCTGAAGGATTTGCCGGTGCAGCTGACAATACATTCCAGAGAGCGGCTTCTCAGGGTATTATAAAAGG